CTTCGGGGTGTTCCAGCTGGCATCCTTGTCCGGCGCCGGGAAATAGATCGGCACCACCAGGGTACCGTCGAACTGGAAGGCCGGGCTAACCCCGTCCGCCCCATACAGGTAGGTGGTGCCGCTGGATCCGTAGAAATTATGGACGATAAACTCGAACTGCCCTCCCACGGTAAAGCTGATCGCTTCGTCTACGCCATCAGCGACCGCCTTGGTTACGGCCGAGACCTCGATGTCTTCGTCATCCTGGAACGCACCCGAGGTGACATCAACAACCAGATAGCCGCTGGCGTCGGTCCCGTAGGAGCCGGCGTTCTTGACGATCGCCTTGACCGTGGCTGTCGCTGCTGATGTGGCACCGGTGATGGCAGTGCCGGCGACGATATCGCCCTCTGCCAAAACGCCGCCATCGAAGAACAGGCGGCGGTACAGCGCCACTTCGACCCAGCCAGACGCTGAGCTCTCGTACATCTTCGCGACAGACCCGCTTTGCCGCCAGGCGTACCACTTGCCGCCGTACTGAACCGCTCCCAGCACATCGCCCGTCCCCGATACCGGCTGGATCAGGTCGCGGTAATAATCCGCCGCCGCCAGCTGCCAGGTATCACTGATATCAGGGTCAACCTGACCGGTCTGATTCTCGGTGGCGGTGATGGTGGTGCCGTTGGCGGCCTCGCTCAGGGTGTAGTTGCCGCTCAGGTTCGTGACGCCCAGGGTGTTGGTATCGTCATCCTTTATCACCACCTTGGACGTCGCGCCGGAGGTGTCACCGGTCAGGGTATCGTCTACCTCGATGGCTGAGGAGTCGGCCACCACCACGGTGTAGTAAACCGCCGTTGAGGGAGCCTTGCGCCCATCGCCGCGCTCGTAACCATTGATCCTTCGGTAACCACCCTCAAGCTCGGGCTCGAAGTTGTGCAGATCCAGAGCAAAACCGGGGGCGATCTTCAGCGTGGTCGAGGCCAGATCAATGCCGCCGCGGCACTGGATCAGTTCGACTTCGGTGCGTGGGACTCTCATTAGGCTAACGGCCCCGCTTTGCGCATCTTCGGCAGTTGCGTCGCTTCGAGTTGCCTCATCAGCCGCCGGTAACGCTTCAAGCCGCGGCCGATTTCCTCCTCCGCCGCATCGAAAAATCCGTGGTCCTCCATCGCGCCGTAGACGATCAGCATATGGGCGTCGCTGGGCATTTCAGGGATATCGGCGTTGGCCGCCATGACCTGGGCGCTGCGGTGATACTCACCACTGATCACATAGGCGTCGTTGGGCGTCGGACCCAGCACGATATTATCGTCTGGATCCACGGTAATGAACGATGGTGCGCTCGCCGGCTGATTACCCAGCTGGTAGATGACTCTGAAATCCTCCCACCGCACAGGGGTGAGCCAGTATTCCGTACCCTTGCCGGATGACTGCAAATAGCAGCGTGGCGGATTGTACGGATCCAGCACCCAGGCCCGGTGGCGAGTGATATCACCATCCGCATCCTGGCACTGCGTCGGGGTATAGCTGGCCACGTCCGCTTGGGTGGTCAGGCTGAAGTCCTTGCGCAGCCAGCGCCAGAAATGCCGGTTCTGCAGATCCGTATAGGCGTCCGCCACCCAGTCGACCGCCCGCCCGTGGTCGCCGGTCTGAGCCACGACGGTCGCGGGGCCGGCATTGCTAAAATTTGTCTCTTGTCGCAGTCGTTGGACGAGTTGCAGGTAGTTCATGGGCGACCTTCACAGGTGGCGGTTATGTCGGCTCAGCCGGAGATTTTCGACTATTTGATCAGTGCCTTACGGCTGGCGCAGAACGCTCCTGAGCCAATCAGCGCCCATCCGGTTCTTGTCCTCGATAACGCTGAACGGATAGCGCAGGCCGGTTTTGCTCGGCCAAACGTATTCCTTCTCACCGGTATCTCGGTCCACCTTCAGCACATTGCGATAGCCGGTCTTTTTGGCGCGGGCCAGGCCTTCGACGAACTTGCGCTTGATGGCCTTGCGCTCGCCGCGAAAGAAGATCTCGCACTGGCCGTTGACGAAGATCGGGAAGCCGTGGTCAGCTTGTTCTTCGGATACCTCGCTAATTTCGACGGTCACCATTTCTTCCATGAACGCTTCCATTTGCAGCTTCTTCAGCATGTCAGGGTCGTCCAGGGTCTTACCTTCGACCCGCACCAAACTTGTATCGTCGAAATGGGCGGTGCCGTCCTGGCCAATCTGCTGCTCCATCGCCTCGAAGCGCTTCATCAGCTTGTTGATCATGGCTCCCTGCCCGGACAGCTGTTGCTTCAGCCCGGCGTTTTCCTCGGCCAGCTTATCGTTGGCCTGGGCAAATTCTTCGTTGGCCGACAGAAGATCATCAACCTTGGGTTCGTGTTCCACTTCGGGAGTCTCCTGTCCGGGAGTTCTTTTTCTGGGAGGCATGATTCATTCCCTCACTTGGCTTCCAAAAAGGCCCCGCCGAAACGAGGCAAGGAAGTGTTCAATACAAAAGGGGCCGAAGCCCCATATTAAGCGGTCTGAACCGTGGTAATCGCATCCTGAACATTGCACATGCCCGAGACATACCAGTTTGTTCCGTCGCTCTCCAGTTCTACGAAATCGCCAATGATCGCCAAGTTGGCAACAAAATTGATGATATCCGCCGCCGCTGCCGTCACCACAGACCCGGCCGCATCCTCAGCCGAACACACTTGGCCATGAATGATGTTGTCGTCGGAGTCGGTCTTGATGGTTTGATTGCCGGATGTCGGAGCGGTGGAAACCACGAACTTAAACCGCAACCCAGTCGCCGGAGCCGGCAGCGTGCAGGCGAAACCCGTGGCAGAATCCAGGTAGAAGGTCTTGCCGTTGTCGGTGGCCTCAACATCGGTGGCCGCATTGACCACGCTGGCGCGCGTCGAGATATCGGCCGCTTGGTTGAGTTCGACCGCCGTGGCCGTAACCCCGTCCAGAATATTCAGTTCTGCCGCCGTTGAGGTAACGCCATCCAGGATATTCAACTCGGCCGCCGTAGCTGTCACACCATCCAAGATATTGAGCTCAGCGGCTGTGGATGTTACGCCATCCAAGATATTCAACTCGGCAGTCGTGGCCGTCACGCCGTCCATAATATTGAGCTCAGCCGCCGTGGCGGTCAGACCATCCAGTACGCCAAGCTCCGTCAGATTGACGTTGCTTTCGGTGCCATCTGCATTGGTCACTCGCATGACACTGTTCTTGCCCATGCGCAGAAATTTTGTGACCTGCAGGTCACTGATCCGATCACGTATTCTCATGTCCTATTCCTCAGAGTGTTGTGCGGGGGCTTGAGCCCCCTTTATCAGGACGTCAGACCCTGCGGAGGCAGGGCAAAGAAATCATAAAAGGTGTCGGTAATACCGGATGCGGCCAGATCATCAGTGCCGCTGGTGAACGTTCCGCCATCCAGAACGATTTTGAAACCACCCAGGGGGCAGCGCGCAGCATCCGGCCGTGGCCACTCCAGGTTCACCTTGTCATCAGCCAGGTCTGATGTCAGTTCCTCGGTGCCCTTCTTGATCGACACCGCGCCATCGGCATCGATCTGCACCAGATACAGACAGGTGGTATCGTCCGCCTGCAGGGCCAGTGCGGTCATTGCGATATTGTCGGTATCCGCCTTGTGATACAGGATGCCGTCGATGCAGAAATCCACCCCGGCACCATTTGGGGCCGCGATTTCAATAGTATTGGCGTTAGTGCCTTCAACAAGGCCGGCCTTAGCCAGGCAGAATGAGCCACCGAAATAGCCGTTGGTCAGGTTGTTCATGGTCAAATCCTCAAATCTGATGGCTGCAGTGCAGCCCTATTCGTTACAGGTCAGTCGCGCCCGCTTCAATGACCGCCATCCAGCCATCGTTGGATACAAATGCCGCCGAGTAGAACTTGGCGCCGATGTAGCCACGCTGGCCCAATGGATCAGACTTGTCGCGCTGATTGACCGGGATGTCGATCGGATCGAACGAATCCATGCCCTTCAGAGCCACGTTACACCAAGCATCGGCCGCCACCACGATGAACGGGTAAACGTCGATGGTGGATGCCCCGGTCGACTTCAGACCGGTAGATCCCACCGAGGCTCCAGCGTCGATGATCGAGCTCAGTTCCGGGCTGACGATGAATCGGAAATTCTCGACCGAGCCGATTTCCATGTCGTGCATCGGCTTGCGGGAACCGTACTCGACCACCTTGGTGAAATCTGGCAGGTCACGCACGTCATGCTCGCCGTCGGTATGCACGAACACCAGGTAACCGGGTTCGACCGGAGCGGTATTGTAGTCCGGCGACGGGGACAGCACCTTGGTCACCATGCGACCGCGGTTGCCCTTGATGGAGCGGGTGACCTTGCGCAGCAGGTTGAGGCTGATCTTTTCGTCCACGGTCGAGCGGCTGGTGCCGCCGGCGTAGAACTTGTTGGTGCAGCCCTTGAGGGTGCCGTAGTCGATCATCTCCCGCACCAGGCCCATGCGCTCACCGGTCTGCATTTTCATCTCGTCGGGGATCTTGTCCTCGTAGAGATCAGCAGTCTTGTCGGAGTAGCTGTACAGGCATGCGTACTGCTGCAGCTGTACGGTGATGTCCTGCGGCGCCAGGGTGTCGGCAGTCGGGGTAACCCCTTCGCTGACGATATGGGCGTTGGCATCGACCGACCACTGGTTGATGGTGTCGGCGTTGGTGGTGGCACCACCCTTCGGCAGCCAGCGGCGATAGATCACGGTATCGCTGCCATTCTTCGGCATGCGTTTCTGGTCGCCGGAAATGCCCAGCGCCATGACAGGCTTTGAGTGCTTGAGAATGTCACCCTTAAGCTTGCCAATCCGCGGCGTTGCGGTGTTGTAGTTCTGCGTAGCCATGATGGCCTCCTGATCTGGTTGCCCTGTCAGCTGTTATAGGCTGACAAGAATTCTTCGTGCTCGGTTTTCGGTTGCCGTCTTGTGGCCTGCCCACCTGCAGTGGGGGTCACGGCGCTTTCCAGGCGATTTCTCTGGCGGCTTTGAGCGGTCAGATCAGGGGTCGAGGCCGAAGTGCTGTCCACATAGGCGTTCAGAACTTTTATGGCGTCGGAGGCGTTCTCGCTGTTGACGAGAGCCTGGATGTCGTTCGGCTGATTGCTCAGCCAGTTTTGATACTGCTCGGATTGTATGGCCTGCTCCCAGTCGGGATGAGCCATATCCAGACGCGCCAGTTGGCGGGCCCGGGTTTCGGAGGATCGAATGCGCTCGTTGATAGCGTTCTCGTCCACCTGCGGAATACGGCTGGCGACGGCACTCATGGATTCCTCGATGGCTTCAGCCCACTCGGGGAAATCCTCTTTAAGTGCCGATAGCTTTACGCCGCTTTGCGTGGCTTCGCTGATCTGGGCCTTGGTGGGGGCGTCAGCACCCTGAGCCTCGGCGGCCGCTTTGGCGGTCGAGAGCTGATTCAGGTTGTGCTTGAGGCCGCCGATATGGCCTTCGATGTTACGCAGCCGACCAGATAGGCGTTGTTCCATCTGGGGTGCAATTTTCTCCAGCAGCTGCGCTTCGAGCTTTTCGATCGCGCTCGCGGGCAGGCTGGATAGATCAAAGTCGTCATCCTGCGCAGGTTCTCCGCCCTCTTGGGCTGACAGGTCTGCATCGGATGACGGTTCGGGATGAGGCTCGGGTTCGCTATTGGCCGCCGCGAGGAAATCACGTTCCTCCTGCTCGGCCAGCTGCTCCGGGGTAATGTCCTGTTTCACTTCCATTCGCGTGTCCTCTCGACAGGCTTGCGTCCCTTAGTAGGGCTGCCGTCTCTGCGGCTTGATAATGGTCGGCGTCTCGCTCATGGCCGCCAGCATGTGTTTCAGTTCGTGGATCTGGCCCCGTAGTTGGGCCGTATCCTCCAGGTCCATGCGACGGTCATTCTGCTCGCGCAGCTTCTGCAGGCGTTCCTCTAGGGAGTCCTGCAGGCGCTTGAACCATATCTGGCTGCGGTCCACATCGTTAAACTGCATCGGGCACCGCTTGGGCCTTGTACAGCTTCTGGCCATCAATGTCCTCAAGTACCTCACCGGCCATCATCAGTCCCATAGTATAGGGCTCCTGTAACCATTCTGGTACAGTTTCCGGCGATATGGGGGTCCAATTTTCGCCATTTTCAGACACAAAGATGACAGCCCGTGCTTTTTTCTGTACTGGCTGGCGGATTTTACGGCCATTCGGTCCGAGTATCATGTATCACCTGTGATATTTGTTTTCTGCTGACTTGCGAGCACATACTGCTTCAAAAAACTTACTCCTGATATGATCGGCCATTCCTGGCGCGGCCGGCAGGCTCGGTTGGCGGCGCCGGCATATGCCGCGCCGGAGCGCTTAGCGCAGACAGTTCTTTCTGTGTCGTCAGGCGCATAACCGTTTCATTCAGGCTGGTTTTCAGCTTGTCGAACTGGATATCCTTGTCCCCCTGGTACTTCATTTCCGCCAGCTGCTTCTTCAGGTCGCCTTCGAATACCGCCACAGCCTGTTCGATCTCGGCCCGCATCTGCGCCACCTGCTGATCGGACTGAATGTCGGCTGACTTCATGCGTTCCCTGTGCTGCAGGTCCTTATCCTGCTTGGCCATGCCTGCTTCGAGTTTCATCTGCTCGGCCTGCAGTCGCAGCTGGGCGTTCATCTCGGCGATCGCCAGGCGCGGATCCTGCTGCTGCGGCTGCGACAGATTGGCCACGATCTCCTTCCATTCCTCGTCGTCGTACTCGAAATTTTTGGGGTCGAATTTCTCGGACCGGAGATATTCCCGCGCCACCTTCTTCGGATCCAGGCCAAACACCGGATTCTGCGCCATGTTCATCAGTTCGAGCGTCTTCTCCTTCTGGATCGTGCGCTCCACCAGGTTGCTTGAGCCGCGGGCATCGATGACAAACTCGCCCTTCTCGTTGTCTTCGCCGTACTGCAGCAGATAGGCGTAGTAGCGCCGGACATGCGGCTCGGTCACCAGGTCGTCGAACAGCCGCGCGATCCTGCGCCGAACGATGTTGGCGTTGTTGTTGAGGATCTGCGTCTGGCCCAGGGTGTCGATACTCTGCTGCCCCATCTGGCCCTGCATGATCATCGGCAGGCCGGTCACGTCCTCGGCCATCTTCAGCCCGAGCTGTATGATTGACTGCAGTTCGTTGACCATCATATCCAGCTTGAAATAGCCGAACGCATTTTGCAGATGGTCGAGCTCGGCATCTTCGCTGGCGATCCAGCCTTTTCGCGGTGCCAGTTCGGCCACGCCATCAATCGGCGTCAGAACGCCCTGCTTGAAATACCACATCGGGCCACCGGCCAGACCGGCATTGTCCATCAAGTTGCGTCCGGCACCGTTGATCATCCGCTGCGGGGTGCGAATAGCCCGGGCGACACCGGTCCCCCAGGGGACGCCTTTGCGCTTCTTCCAAACCATAATGTCGTAAGGGAAGTCGCCGGTATCCAGCGGGTTCAGCGTCGCCTTGATCACCCGATTGTTGACCATGGTGATCTGTGCCGGCATCGCATCGCGCTCACACTCGCAGCCAGCCGCCTCCATGTCCTCTTTCGGGATCTCGCCGTGAAAATACCAGATCTCGTACAGGTTCGCGGTGTCGCGACGCTTCATGTCGTCGATGTCGCGGAATTCCTTTTCCGCCTGTGTAGGCCCCTCGTCCAGCGCCGCGCGGATCTGTTCTTCGAGGTAGCCAGGCACGCCGATCAGGTCGCGCAACTGCTTCGATGTGATGTCGTCACGCTCGAATATGTAGGAGCCGTTATGCAGGTTATCGCCGCAACCGCCGTCGGGGAACAGGTTCCAGTAGTCGATTCGTTTGGATGCTGGCTTAATTTCCTCCTGTATCACCAGTGCGCCGTCCTGATACGCAACTTGCTTACGCCTCACCGGTACCGGCCCCTTGAGCACCCCGGAGCCGATCTTCGCGCAATCCTCGACGACCCTTCTGACCTCGGCGTGGTACTGACTCTCGACATGCCAGTCCTCAATGCGCTTCTGCGCCGCCTCGGCCTTGTCCTTGGCTTTGGTGAGGATCGCCTGCGCCTCGGTAGCGATCTGCTGCGCCATCTGCTGAGCGTATGCCTCGGGATCCGGCTGGCCCTGCGCCTCGGATTCAATGCCCTGTCGCACCTGCTCCGACAGGTCACCTTTGACGAACGGCAGCAGCTCCGGCACCGGCGTGTTGGTGATATGCCATGCACTGTCATCAGTGGGCAGCAGCATGTCTGCCAGGCTGGCCCCGGCTGCGTCGCAGTAGGGCGCAGTGATGTTCAGGAATATAGTCGACGAGGTATCGTCGGTGTCGATCGCCTCGCGCCCCGGGGGCTTGCTCGACCAGGCAGACATCTCGCCGCGGTTGGCGTCGTCGATACCCTCGTAGAATTCTTCATCCTCTAGCCATTCGTCCTCGATGCCACTGTTGGCACGCGCAGAAATGGCCTCGGCACGGCGCTGCGCCAAGGTACTCCCCAGTGCCTCGACGCGCATCTGGCGCTCAGCCTTGGCCGACATTAGCGCAGCCTTGAATTCCTCAAGCGCATCGTCGTCAAGTGACTCCATGATCTCTATGAGGCCATCTTCCCCCAGGTTCAGCAGGTCGCTGATCTGCATCGGTTATTGCCTCATATTGTTGGGGCGGCGGCACACCACATGGACATCAAGATCTGTCGCTCCGTCGCCGGCGGTGACATGCGGGCGTACAAGCCGCGCCGGTACCTGGCAGTGGTCAATAGCCGCTGCCTGGATGCTCAGAGCGCTGCCGTTAACGTCGTTCAGGGTCGCCCAGGTAGTGCCGCCGTCGTTGCTACCCTCCCACGCAACCGTTCCGCCAGACCCAAACGTCCCAATCACCTGAACGGAGCAGTCGACGTACTGATCAAGCGGGATTGCCGCACCGACATCATTTGTAGTCGTCAGCGCCTCGTAATCAAATTTTCTGATGCTTCCGTCGCCATCATTCGTGACTGTCGGATCTATCGTGGCCATCTCAGTATCCTATTGTTCTGTCCCGGGGGCGGCGCACCCGGAAGGTTAGGCTGGGAGTTTCGTCTTTTGATTTGTGCTCGCTGAACGCGATCACCGCTGCATCAAACAGCCCGGGCGAGGCTACGCCGCGTAATTTCATTTCCTTCTTGCTCTCGACCTGGATCTTGCCGTTCTTGTTCCAGATGCGCCGCGGGCGTGACAGCTCGGCCTGCAACTGCATCAGATGCTTGCAATCGGAGGATATGCTGATCAGGTCATCGGGATCCGCGTTGATCATCAGGCCCTGATCATGGCGCTGGATGGCGTGATAGGTCGCCTCGAAGCGATCGCGCAGCCAGGTCGCCGACTGCGATCGGAAATTGGCGTATGTGTCTTCGTTGGTTTTTGACGTTATGTCCTTTGGGTTGACGCGCTTTTTCTTGTCTCGCACCTTACCAGAGCCATGATACGGCTGTATCCGGAATCGCTCGGCCGCCATACCGTCCAGCTTAACTTTCATCGCCGGCGCGCCCATGCCGTCACCGTCATACAGCAGGATATCTGCTCTGTGTTCGTCCGCGTGCGCAAAGGCCCATGGCAGCGCAGTAGTGATATCGCCGTGCGTCAGCTCCTCGGCGTCAAAAATGATGGAGCCGTGCCGGTTCACCAAACCCTTGTTGTCGCCGGTGTCGGCCGGGTCAAAGCCGGTGGTCCTGATACCTGACGCATCGAATCCGAGCTTTTTGTGGGCATCGATCGCTGAGACGATCCACTTGGCAGGGATAAACGCGTCGGTATTCGAGGCATTAGGGTCTCGGTCGATTTCCTGCGCGACCGTTTCCTCGGACTGTTCTTCCTTCTGCTTGCGGTACCAGGCATCGCCCTTCCTCGGATCGCTGCGCCAGTCGAACACAAAATGTCGGTCGGTGTTCTGGAACCGCTGCTGCTTGCGGTAGAACGCATTGCCGTTGCCGTTGAAAGTGGATATGTCGATCTGGCAGTTGGTTGTCTGGGACAGTGCTGCGTCGATCAGCTCCTGGCGCTCACAAAATGCCGCTTCATCAACGAAATATACGGACTTGCGCCCTCCGCGGCCTATGTTGTCCCCCGCCTCACCGGTAATTGATGACCCGGTCGACGGGCTCAACAGGCGCATGAAAGTGGCGTGTTCTTTCAGGCTGAAATCTGGCGGCAGGAACTCGGCAGGCACTTGGGCCACAAAGTGCCGCAGCTTTTCGAAGATGCAGTCAGGGTCCCCCAGCTTATCCACCAGGTTTTCCTTGCGTGAACCGAAGCCTACAGCAAAGCCGTCATCGAAACACCAGTGCGCCACCGCCCAGCCCACGCTCAACCATGTAACGCCGCAGTCGCGGGACTTCTCCACCAGCCCGCGCTCGCCATGAAGATAGCGACTCTCCAACCACTTCAGGTACTCGACTTGGCGCGGCCAGCAGATGAACGGAATATTCGAAAGGCCGCCGTCCAGCACTTTGCGTGGGTCGAACGTCATGCCGAAATCGGTTATGAAATCCCAGGGGTGGCGCCGGTAATGGACTTTGGCCGCCGCCAACAGGCGCGGATCTTCACGCATCCGCTGCAGGCGCTCGGCCCGCTGCGCGAAGATGGCGCTGTAATTGGGGTTCAAATAGTCCATTGTTGGGCTCTGTCCCATTTCAGTTGGTATAAACCCGTGATTACCGGCACCTACATTGCCAAGTGTGGGAAATCATAACCAATTATCTGCCTATTTTCCGCCAATAGTGGGATTAATGAACTCTCGATACAGGCGCGATGCCTCAACCGGGTCCATTTCCGACGTCAACTGGCGCACGTCGATCGGCCCGCCGTTCTTGCCAGTCACCTCATGACGTTCCTTCCAGGCCTGAACATCAACGTGCTTGCCGATCAGTTCCAGGTTTTTCACCTTGTCCGGCCACTTGATCTTCTTTAGTACGCCCGCCACCGCCCGGTCATCGCCCGAGCCCTGCATGAGCTCTGTTACGTCCATGCCGGAAATGAACTGGCGCCAGATCTTGGGCCACTGACGTACCGGCAGGAAGGCGCCGCTTTCGTCCATGATGTCGATCACGTCCATCTGATCAACCTCAGCCAAGCGCCTGAGAACATAGTCGGCATCGATATTGGTGCGCTCTGAACGCTCGGCGCGCAGCAGCGACAGTCGAGCCTGTATGTGCGGCATCCGCTTCAGTTCGCAGGCCCGGTCACTGACCGTCTTGTCCTTCATCCGCGCGCAGTTGTAGGCGGCACGATACGCATCAGCGTCGCCGCAGTCGATGTTGCCGACGATGTGCTGACAAAATGCTTCTTCCTTGTCGGTCGTTCCTGTGTCCTTATTGCGCGCCGCTCTCGCCATGATTACTGCCCGTTTCTGTCAAAGTGGGGATTCATCCCATTTCAGTTGGTATAAACCCGTGATTACCGGTACCAATTTATGCAGAAGTGGGGAATTGGTACAGCTTTGCGGTCTGTTTTGGCGTCGATGTGGGTTTCATCCACCAGTA